TCAGGAGCGGTCGCCGTCCCGCATCGCGCGGCGCCATTTGAGGATTGCGGCGAAGACCGCCGCGACCACCACGATCAGGCGGAAGGCCTTTTCGGAATCATTCTGCGCAGGCGGCAACACGAACAGCACCAACACCGCGATCAGGATCATCGCGATGCCGGTGAGGACCGCCTGTCGGCGTGGGTTTTCCATAAGCATCCCTTCCCTCGCCGCGCAGGTGACGCGGCACCTTAGCCGTTCCGGTGCTACAACCAAGGTGACATATATGGCGCAGACCGCCGACATCGACACGCCCGCCTCGTCCGACGAACGGGTGGAGGACTTTGCCGAATTCCTCGACAGCATCGAGAATGAGGATCCCGTCACGGGCGACTTGCCTGCTGACGGTGAGGTGCCGGATCCATCCGGCGCCGATGCCCCGGAAGGAGCGGACGAACCGGAAGGCCCGGCCATCGTTCCGCCTGTCTCCTGGGGCCAGGACGCAACCGAGCTGTTCGAGCAGCTTCCGCCCGAACTTCAGGAGAAGGTCGCGGTGCGCGAAGCCCAGCGCGAACGAGCGGTGCAGGCCGCGACCACCGCGGCGGCGGACGCGCGGCGCAATGCCGCGGCCGAGGCCAATGCCGCCTTCGCGGATCAGCAGCGTCTTTACGCCCAGCATCTGGAAGCCCTTGCCATGCAGATGGCTCCGCAGCGCCCGGACCCCGGCCTTCTGGCGATCGATCCACAAGGTTTCTACCGGCAGCAGGCCGCATATGAAGCGCAGATCGAGCAGCACCAGGCAATGACGCAAGCCGCAGCCCATGCCGAGGCCGAGGCACAGCAGCGCGATGCAATCAACCGCCATTATGAACTCTCTCAGGATCACGCGGCTTTGGCTCATGTGTTGGGCCAGCAATGGACCGACGCATCGCAGCGTCAGGCAATGCTCACCGACCTCGAAGCGGTCGGAGCGGAGCTTGGCTATTCGCCGGCGCTGATGGGCCAAGCCAATGCGACCGACATATTGGCGTTGAAAGCGGCGGCGGAATGGAAGGCCAAGGCGGACAGATATGACGCGCTGCAGGCCGGCCGAACCCAGGCGGTGAAAGCCGCCCGCGCTGCCCCGCGTGTCGCCAAGCCGGGTGCAAGCCCGGGACGCGCCGAACGGTCCGCGCGTGGCCGCGACGCCGCCTGGGCCCGCGCCAAGAGCGAGCGATCGGGCGAAGCCTATGCCGCTTTGCTCGACCAGATGGGCATCACGCTTTGATGTTTCTTCTCAACCCTTTTCCAAGGACTAACCGATGACGGTACCCACGAATACGATCCAGAACGTCAATCGCGTCGGCGTGCGCGAAGATCTTTCCAACAAGATCGCCGAACTCTTTCCCGACGATACGCCCTTCCTCAACGCAATCCCGACCGGCAAATGCACCGCGACCAAGACCGAGTGGCAGCAGGACGGGCTCGCCAACGCCAACCCCAACAACGCGCAGGTCCAGGGCGACGATCTGGCCAATGACAACCGCGCCAACACGGTGCGCGTTTCGACTTACACCCAGATTTCGACCAAGGTGGTGGGCGTTTCGTCGACGCTGGAGGCGACGAACAAGGCCGGGCGCAAGAGCGAGCTGGCGCGCGAGATCATGAAGGCGGGCCGCGAACTGCGTACCGACATGGAAGCGCGGGCGTGCGGCAACTATGCCTCGGTCGCGCCGGCAGCGGGCACCGCGGGCCAGACCGCCGGCGCGCTCGCCTGGCTGGCCAGCAACGTGAACCGTGGCAGTACCGGCACGAGTGGCGGTTTCAACTCCGGCACCGGCATCGTCGCGGCTGCGGTCAACGGCACCCAGCGCGCTTATACCGAAGCGCTGCTGAAGGGCGTGCTTCAGTCGATCTGGGCCAAAGGCGGCAACCCGAAAATGGTGATCACCGCCGGCGGCCAGAAGCAGACCGCAGCTGCCTTTCCCGGCCTTGCCCAGGCGCGGCGCGAGACGGGCAACAAGAAGGCAACGATCGTGGCGGGGGCGGATATCTACGTCTCCGATTTCGGCGAGGTGCAATTTGTGCCATCGCGCTTCTGCTCGCTGCGCGATGCGCTCATCGTCGATCCCGAATATTGGGAGATCGGGATGCTCGATCCGTTGAGCGTACAGGATCTGGCGAAGACCGGCCTCAGCACCCGCAAGATGCTGAGTGCGGAATGGGCGCTGAAGTGCCTCAACGAGGCGGCTTCCGGCGTGGTCGCGGACCTCAGCTAGCGGGAGACGAGGGGGCGATCAGGGCGCCTCCTTTCCTATTTCCGCCCGATATTCCTCCAATTGCGGGAGTCTCGATGACCCATTGGGAGCAGATCGACGAAGACCCGGAACGGCGGGTTAAACGATTTATTGCCGCCGGAGATGAGCCGGACGCCGTCCTTGTAAGAACGGAGATCGACGATTTTCCGATAATCGAGCGCAATCGATCGCTTCAGAATGAGGATTTCGATCGCCGCTCAGATTTATGGCATGCAGCCTCCATTCCGACCAGCGTGATGTATGAATGGCTGACGCGCTTCGGCGTGAATGCCTGGAACCCCGCGCATGCGGACGCGGTAAAGAAGCTGCTCAACAGCGGCGACTATCGCTGGTGCAAAGTAAAGAACATCATCCTGTAGTGCGCGCGCCGCTAGCGCGTTTCTTCACATCCCCGAAAGGAGGCCACTATGGCCGAACCGCAAGATTATGCGGCGCTTCAGGCGTGCCTGCTCGCCTGGCTCGACGACAATGATGCCAATATCAACCCGGCCGAATGCATCGGCCTGGCGGAACGGCGGCTGTCGCGCCTGCTCAACGTTCCGGAGATGGAGGCGACCACGACGCTGGATGCGAGCGTGGCGATGATCGATCTTCCACCGGATTTCCGCGAGGTTCGCGAATGCACGCTGGACATCTCGCCGCGGACGCCGCTCGAGCCGACGTCGCTCGCCGCGCTGCGACTGCACTATCCGTCAAGCCGAATGGGACAGCCCCAGGTTTACGCGATCAGCGGATCATCCCTGCTGATCGCGCCGGCGCCGGATGCAGCTTACACGATCCGGCTCGTCTACAAGCAGGCGATACCAGGTTTGTCCGACAGCAGCCCGGTCAATTGGCTCCTGACCAAGCACTCAGACCTATATGTTGCCGCATCTCTTGCCATGGCGGAGTTTCGCGGCTGGAACGATGCCCGATTGCCGATGCTCAAGGCCTGGTATGACGAGCTTATTCAGGAAGTGAACGAGGCGGGCCGACGTGCGCGCCACGCTAGCGGGTCAATGCGGATGCGCGCGCTGGTTACGGATGGCTCCGGCCTTGGCAATGGCGTGGGCGGCCCAGGGGATGGCAGCACGCAATTCCTGGTAGACGGCTGATGTCCCAGCGCCTCAGCACCTCCGTCACCTTTCAGGCATTGAATAAGAGGGTCGATTCCCTTGAAAGCAATTATACCGCCGGCTTCACGCCCGGCGGCATCGCCGCCGCTGTTGGATATGTTCCCGCGAATAAGGCGGGCGACGCCTTTACCGGTCCCGTAGTGTCCGACATATTCCGCTGTCCTCCGTCCGGTTCGGCGGGTGGCATCGATGTTTCTCGCGCCTTTTCAAGCGGATTCACGGGAATCGTCGAATTCCTGAAATCTGATGGGACGCGAAATGGCTTCGTCGGTTCCAATGCCGAGGGTGGCCCGATGCATTATGGATCGGATACCGGCGCAGGGCATTATTTTGAGGGCGGCACCATCTCGCCCGATCCCGATATGCACTTCGGGCTTCGGTTCAATACCGTGGACGGGATATTGGACTTCGATTCCAACGACTATGTTTATTACAGCCGATCGAACGACGAATATCTGTTCATGATCGGTGGCGTGACGCAGCTCGCGCTTAGTGGCGGTGGATTGCAGGTCAGTAAGGTCTTTACCGTGGGCGATAATAATTTCGAGATGAGCCTGAATGGCAATTCGCCTTACATTGCGTTCGATAATACCGATTTCTTGGGCTATGACCGATTGGCGAATGTCTTCAGCTTCAATATCGGCAATGCGGGCAAGGCGCAGATCGACAGCGCGGGCAATCTTTCCAACACCGGCACAATCTTCCCGGGCGGTGACGCCAATTATCTACTGGGCGTTTTTGCGAACATCCCCCGCGTCCAGTTCGACGCGAACGACAATCTCGCTTATGATCGGGCGGGTAACACCTATAGCTTCAACATTGCCGGATCGTCCGCGTGCAATATCACTCAGACCAGCCTGATCGCGAACGGCCTGAGCGCGCCGACAATAAGTGTGGACGCCAATTTCTACGCCAGCCTGAACGCGTCAAATCCGCAGATCGTGTTCGATAGCGGCGACACGCTGCAGTTTAATCGCGCCACCAATAGCTATAACCTGACGCTCAGCAATTCGACGCAGCTATCGGTCAACGGCACGGGCACGTTCGTGGCGAATGTGCTAACCGTGGGCGACAATAATTTCGGTATGTCGTTGAACGGCGGATCCCAGCCCCTGGTCCTGTACGACAGCGGCGACTATGCGTGCTTCATTCGATCGAGCAACGTCTATAGCTGGACGATCGGAAACGCGACCAAGGCCACGCTCGATAGCAGCGGTAATTTCGTCGCCTATGGTGCGCTGCTAGCCTCCGGCGACAGCAATTTCGGCCTGTCGATCCCCATCGCGAACAATCCGCGTCTTACCTTCGACACCGGGAGCGACCATATCGCCTATGACCGCACCGCCAACAAATTCTATTTCGTCATTGGTGGAGTGAATGTGGCGTCGATCGATGCCTCTGGAAACATGCGGATCAAGGGCGTGCTCACCCAGTCGGTGACGCCATGACGCGGATATTGTTCGGCGACTGGTTGCCCGACCAGCCGGCTTTCTCGGGCCAAGGTTTGAGCAAAGCTGACGGTGTAGTGGCGATCACTGGTGGCTATGCCCCGATTGGCAGCTTTGCGGCGATGAAGAACGGAACGCTCCCCGTCCGCTGCATCGGCGCGGGCGGCTATCGCCATAGCGACGCTCCCTATTTGTTCGCGGCGACCGCAACCAACATCTACACTTATTCCAGCGCGGGCTATGCGAGCGTGGCGAGCGGCCTTGCGGGGACGCGCGATTTAGGCGTGCAATTCTGCCCCTTCGGCGCCTTCATGCTCGCGACCAATGGCACCGATCCGATCAAGAAGTTCGATCCCGCCAGCCCCTCCGCCATGACCAATCTGGGCGGGAGCCCGCCAACTGCGCGGTACCTTGGCGTGGTGCGGGGGTTCGCGGTGGCGGGCTATGCCGGCGGGAGCGCACTCCGCATCGCTTGGTCCGACAATGGCAATCCCGCGAGCTGGAGCGCGGGCGGCGCATCCGAAGCGGGGCAATATGATATGCCGAGCGGTGGCGACATTACCGGCGTCGTGGGTGGTGAATATGGATTGGTTTTCCAGGAAGATCGCATACTGCGCATGACCTACACCGCCGACGACACGATATGGCAGTTCGACGAAGTT